TCTGATTGCCTAGCTGTAGCTTGACGTTATCGCCTAGTGATAGGTTGCCCGTCATCGTGTCTCCGCTTTTGGAGACGGATTCTACGTTAGGGGAGTCTCGGAGATCTTCAAGTGCCGCCGCTGTTACCCTTAGAGCAAATTGAGTTCCCGTGCTATGGCTTATTGCTGAAGTCCCATCTTGACCACGAACTACAGTAAATGTAGTCCCTGATATGGCCGTGACTTTAACAATTTCAGACCCAGTGCCGTCTCCTAGAGTTGCATAGAAATAATCACTACCTCCCAGAGAGGGAAATAGGGATGCGCTGGTTACACTTACAGACGTTGCCGATGAGGAAACGCCACTAGCCAGCGTAGTGCTAGCTAGGTTCGAGAACTGAATTGCCATTTAAGGCTCCTAGCTAGCTGAAATTGTCCATGAGATACTAAGGCTATCTGTTGCCGCCTTGTTAATAACGCTGAAAACCGTTCTGCAAAGCATGGTTCCGCTTGAAGAAGCATTAAATATTGCCGCTTCTACCACAGCCGCAGAGCTAGATGGTGTTGCCGCTGGGAATGAGCCTACATATACAATGTCATTGTTATTGGCTGTAGTGCTTGTTAAAGCAACTCTGGCAACTTCAGCCCCTAGCGTAGTGTTTCCAACTGCCGCCGCTGTCGCTGAGGTGCCAATAGCCATGTGACTCATTACGCTAGAAGATGTACCAGCCATGCGACTTGCTACAAAGGTTTTGCCTGAGGTTACAACGAGATTAGGTATCTCTTGAGTGTTCTTAATAGAGCCGTCAGCCGCAATTAAATTAACGGTAAGTCGCCCTTTAAGTTTTAGATCATCTTGGATCATGGTGGATCTCCGGTTTATTCAGCATTCAATATTATATTGCCGAATAACCCTGACTTTTATAGCGCTCATAACTACACGCTGATAGCCAATTGAATCGACAATATCTATACCATCCGATTTTCCGATCCATGAAGACAGTGTGACTGCGCCCGTAAATGTGATGTAAAAAAATACTAGCCTTGGCGCATGTAAAGCTAGGAATCCAGATGCTATTATAGGGTCTAAAAGAGCTTTTTACAAAGCAAATAATTTCACTTTGGTCAAGGTAATATGCTGATATTCAATGATTTAATTTCTTAGGCGTTTAATACCATATTGCCTAAAAGCGCCTTATTTAATAAAGAGCTAGTGACAACATGGTCAAAGTCAATTTGATCAGAGAATCCGACAACATTTACCTTAACGCCAAGGCTGTCTTTATTGACCTGAGCAAAATCATCAAGAGCAAAATAATCTTGAAGTGCTGTCTCAATATTAAAGACTGGAGTTGTATCTGAAAGCGTAAAGTTATGGTTAGGAGCACCGGTAACCGAAACCACTCCACCAACGTCATTAAAAATAAAACTGTATGGCTGTCTTGTTATGTTGAACGTGTCAACCATAACGACAGGGTCTGGAAGAAACTTTCCAGTCTCTGCTAAAAGTTGCTCTGAGAGAGCGAAGCTGTCTCCAGATGACTTACCAAAGTTCGTTGACAACTCATCGCTAAAGGAAAAAGAGTCCAAGGAGTTCTTGGTGGATGCAAGGCTTAGGTTGTCAGTAAGTAATGAGGTATCGGAAAAGCTTCTAATAAAGGTTAAGAGCGTCACCACGCTTTCGTTAAACGCTATGGAGTCCGACGTTGATTTAATAGTGTTAAAAGTTTGAGCTTCATTGAAGGATACTAGGTCAACTGCAACCTTGCCTGCGCCGATGATAGTATAGTCAATGGTATTTAAGGTATCTGTCTTGCTAGAAATGACATCAAATATCGGATCAAGACTGCCGATAGTTAGCGAGTCAGTGACACCCTTGCCTACGGAAAATTCTTGAGACTCCAAAAAATTAAATGAATTGTTAAAGAAGTAAACAGTCCGAGTAGCATTTACATGAATATCATCTAAGAACAGCCTTTGCCAATTTGCGACACCGACCAGCTTTGTAAAGTAAACTTGATTACCAAGTGATGGAAGCAGGGACGCATTTAGATCAAGCTTTCGGTGCGAGGCACTGGCTACAATCGATTTGAAGCTTACGGACGCTCTGATAGCCATTAGCTATTACCCGAACTGCGATCTAACTTTAAACTTGATTAAATCCATTACGGTCTGTGTTCTTCCAGAAGAGTCTGTGAATTCAATCTCACCTTCCAGTACTCCGCTAGCAGATAGCGTGTCTGCGTCAAATACGAATACGACAACGCCTCCTGTAGCGCTGGTTATTGTACCGACAAGAGTATCAATTAAAGAGGTCTGCCCTACTGTCCGAACTCTCATGCGAACAGATCCACCCGTTAAATCTAGGGTGGCAAATGTTGATGGGTCGTCAGTATCCAGAACAGCACCTGAAGCCGCAGTATTACTGTCTTTTAGAATGATTTGTATTTCAGGAAGCTGGTCTCCCTGAACTAAATTTATTGTGGTCAAATATGCCATCAGATAAATGCCCTCGACTTTGCTGTTAGTGATCCACCGCTAAATCCATATTTAACCTGACGAACAACTCGACCCAATCCTCGCTCAAATAACTGTTTATTATTGGCGGCTGAGTTCGGGTTTGACCAAGGCTGAGAGGCCATCATTTGGAGCCGGTAAAGCGCACCATGTGAAATAGTCTCTCTGTGTTCCTTGCCTACAGAATCTGGAATGCTGGTACTTGTTGATGAAGGTTTGACGCTGTACAGAACTCTAATAGAATCTGAGCTTGCTGGAATGGGTGCTAGATAAAAATCTGAATTATCTCGTTGAGCATAATACGCAGGAGAGCCTGTCGTGGTCTCATCTCCAAGCCTAAGCAGTAGCTGATTATAACTTATTGGCGTTAATGCCGACTTGTCTTTAAAAATATCCAAAATATGATTCAGCTCTGTTCCGGTAGGCAAACTAACTGCGTACTCATTTAGCCCAGAAATAACCGTTATAAACTCAGGCTCCGGCATATAAATATCCGTTCTTGCACAGAAATCTATAGCCGAATCCCTAACCGCTCTTTCGATAACAAAATCAGGTGCGCCTTGAGCTTCAGGTCGGACGTACAAAGCAAAATCAGAATATTTCATTATCCATTACCCTTATAGTGTGGGGACTGGGGTTGTGGCCGAGTCTGCTTGAGTTTTAATTCCCAAAGCAGTAGCAAAGCTCTGATAGTGCATCATTGCTCTCTGAGCGTTTCCAGCGAACTCTGAATCCTTCTGATATGAGCGATACAGGACATAGTCCAGTAAACAGTTAGCGTAGACATCATCTACACTGATTACGCTTGTGTCTGAAGAGAAGTTGGAAATAGCAATCTCTGAAGGAGATGAGCTAAACACTATCTCTAACGAGTGAGTTCCACTTGCCGCTTTAGGGTAAACGTAAAAATTCTTGGGGTCAGCAGGATCATAAACAAAATGTTCAATCTTGTTTGTTCCAGCCGCTGTCTCATGCCAGTTAGGTAAAGTCTCGTCAAGTATGCGCCGTTGTACTTGTGTAATTGCTCGTCCACCTACATTGCGGACTACCTCAATTAACCTTAACGCCGCTGACGGTAATGTCTGCTTACTACCAGTCGTGCAAGCAAAGGTGGTGTTTACCATCTTTGCGTCTGGACGGTGCAGAACTACTTCTTTCTGCGCGTCATTAAAGAACTTTAAAAGCTCTTCGTTAGGAAATCGAACATTAGTATTATCTTGTAGGATAATTCCAGCCCGATCTAAAATATCTACAACTTTAGTTGTTGCCATCGTTCGTCTCCCATTCGATTATTTGTAAATCGGGGTTATTTTTAAAAAGCGAATTGTAATCAAACTCATTTCCGGTGATTACATTCCTTACTCGTTTAGGGACGAGGGCTTCTTCTTTGGGAGGCGGATTGGCTTTGTTACGGGCCAACTGTTTAACCTGTTCCTCTAGCTGTGCAAGCGTTAGCCTGCGATCAAGCTTTACATCGAAGTCTTCTTTTGCCTTAGCAAATATCTCGTCTTTTTTTGTTGCTGATTTGTTTGTCACTTGTATCTCCTGAATAAGGGGAGGTTTCCCTCCCCCTACCGTTCAGACTATTAAGTCCACTTACCAACTACAAGTGCGTCTGGAGTAACGACCTTAGAGCCGTATACTTTCAATCCGCGAACTTGATCACCAAAGGTGCTTTCCATACGAACAGTTTCAGTGTTAGTGAACTGTGACGCAAAAGAAAGTGCCTTAGGGTGTCCAGCTAGAACGTGTGTATAACCACTGTCTGCGCCAGATGCTGGGGTGTAAACCATGTTGCTTTGGAACACTTTGAAACGGTCAACCATACCAACCATGCCATTGCGGAGAGGTGAAGTAGAATCACCTGTCAGGTAAGCCTGACGAAGCTCTGACTGCTTGAGCATGCTAATGAACTCAGGAGAAAGAACAATGAATCGACCTTCTTCTGGGATGTTTAGCTCGTCTAATTGCTTAGACATGACAAGGATGTTTTCTAAGATGTTGCTTGCACTAATAGTGGTTTGAGAACCAATAGTAGTAGCACCGGTAACAGCACCTGAAAGAACTTCAGTCTCTACAGCAATTCTCATACCTTCAGAAGCATCAGTAGATGCACCTTCAAGCAAATTGATGTCAGCCTGAGCCGCAAGCACATCATCAACCTTAAAGCTGTAGTACTTAGCTTTGTCGATCAACATCTCTACTTTAGCTGTGGTCAGCTCTTGAGTAGTGATTGTGCCAGCATAGTCATTGATCGTTACAGCCGGAACTGTACGAATAACAACCTTGTCGCCTTGGCCGGAGATTTCACCTTCATAATCGGTGTTGGAAATTTCGGGCAAAATTGATTTTTTGTAGAACTTAGCCTGAAGGAGTTTAGAAAACACCTCTGGGATAAAGTTTACTTCAGATGTAGAACCCGTACTAAATTGTGAAAAAGACATTTTATTACCTCACAAGAGATTAGCGGCGAATTGATCCACTTTCCATTGCCTTGAGAATTTCTGTTTGATGCTTTTCAAACACTTCGTTTGGCATCCTCATAATCTCATCGACAGTCCAGTTTTTCTTTTCACCTTTTAAATTAGACTTCCTAGCTTTTGGCATCTTCGGTTCTGCAACCGACCGTGCCCGCTTCAGAGTCTGCTCTTGCGGCGTGGGAAGAGGTTCGCCCATATCAACTTTAAACTGATTAAGTACTGAGTTAACATCATTAGACGATCCAGTTTGAATCCACTCTTTCGTCTGTGAGCTAGCGTCTTCAAGCCAGTTCAACCAATCTGCTGATTCAATTAATGTATCAACGTCTGGGTGAGCCGCTCTAATACGATCAAAGTGTTCGGCTTGCGCCTTATCCTCTAGTTCGCGATATTTACTCTGTTCTTGCTCTGCTAAAGCATCTTTAGCTTTACCAACTTCATCCTGTGTTCGCTTCAATTCATCTAACAGTGGGCCAGCTAAGTCAGGGTAATCTTCCCTAATTTGAGCTAACTTACCATCATCTTTTTGAGTCTCCACAAGTTGACCTTTAAGCTCCGTGACGCTTCTGATCAGGTCGGCATTTTGCCGCTTCAAGTCAGCCGCCTCTTGGGTTGCTTTGGTCATTCTCGCCTGTGCGCCCTTCATGGCTTTCTCTGCTTTGTGTAAAGCAGTCACTTCTTCTGATTCTATTTCGCCGCGTTGTGAATCATCTTCAGTGTCCTCATCTGCTGTGGTCTCAGCCTTATCCGTGGGATCGGGGGCTTCTACTTGCAACTCTTCTGGCTCTTCTGGAGTATCCTCTAGAGGTTGATCTGCCTCTGGGGTTCCTGTCCTTCCTTTAGTCATTTGCTCGTACAACTCTTTAGCTTCAGCTTCTAGTCGCTCTGGGTCATTTCTACTACTAGCCATTTCATAATCCTGTCGAGTCCCTTAATGGGATATTCGGTCGTCAATTAATCGATTGCGGTATTCCTACTAGGGAGCCGCGCTTTGTCTAGAACGGCTTTCGCCGCAGTTTCCAAATTTAAGAAGAAGCGAAGCTCTTTAAGCCTGCCCTGCTCAAACCTGAAATTCTTTTCATCTGACTGCTCAAGTTCTTTCTGAGAACTCTCTAGCCGATGATTAAATAATTGCTCCACCAGCACCCATTCCGGCATTGCCCTGAGCCTGAGGACTGCCTGAGACTGCTCCCTGTTGAGCTTGAGCTTGGAGTAGTTGCTGTTGTTGCTGTTGGATTTGTTGTTGTTCAAGAGCTAATTGCTCCTCCGTCTTAATTACATCTTCTGGATCAATGTCCATGCTTTTTGCTATGTCACGCAATAAGCCAAGACGATCTACATAACCAGCGTCTTGTTCGTTAGAGACAAGAGATAAGAATTGAAGCAGTCTCTGGCTTTGTACTTCTTTCTGAACCAGTGCAGTACTACCTCTAGCAACAATCCGGAGATCTCCTTTAGATTTTTCATTGATGCCAAACTCCATATTAAAATGGAATAAGCCTTCAATCATTGGCTCAATAAGGAAGTCATCGATATTCTTAATGGTGCTTTTAAGTGCAATGTTTGCCGCACCCATAAGCATCGACATGCCCGTAGCGGTCTTGTTCAGACCTTGAGTCTGCTCACCGTGGGTATATGACGGCAAGCTAGTGGTCTCATCGGCAAAACGGCGGAAAATCTCCACTATCTGGTTGAGGCCATTAGCGTTAGCAACTGGCTGATACCAGCGAACTGCCGGCATAGAGCCGTCACCACCTTCACGCAAGAAGACTCGCCAAGGATGAATGTCCGTTGGATCTTCACCAGCGGCCAGTAAATCAGTATTCACCTCGCACATCGGGCCTGAGGACAGGGCTAAGTTATCAAGCCAAATTCTTGTCGCCGCATTCATTGTGCTTTGAGAATCTCTCATCATTCTCGGTACGCCTGTACCCCAGAACTGGTGAGGAGATCTCTCGTAGGGGAAGATGTGATAAGGGATTTTGTACCCTGCAATAGGGTTTAGCATTACCTTTAATATCTTACTGTCGCAGAACCAAACACAAGCAGAGTAGTCGTCTGAAAGGTCTGTATCTTCTGGCATCTCAATACCATGCTCTTCTAAAGCATAACCATCGATAGTGCCCCAATATTCCATTACAACAAATCTAGATGACTCGCCATTCTGGTCGTTCATTCCCGCAATACGTCTGCGAGTTTTTTCGTGATCTTCTTCAGTATGATTGCCAGCACGATTAGTCTTAAGAATGTGCTTAACCATATCCGAGTCAAACTGCGGAAGATCAGATAAATCTCTAAATTGACGGCGCGTTAAGACATGACGCCGGAACAACCCATCGCAATCATTTAACGTGGTGCAATAAGGGTCTGGGTATAAGTCAAATATACTTACCGACTCAACGTCAGGCATAACACTTTCAACAATAGAGAGTGCGTAAGCTTGCTCACCAGTCTCTGGGTCAAGTGTTTGGGAGTAAGATTGCTTTTTATCAATGCGAACAGTGCCCGCTTTGACGGCTCCTGAGCCAAATATACATGCCTCTAGGATAGATTCCTTAAGCTTCATCTCCGCATTAGCTTCAATAAGCTGGTCTTCGATGTCAGCGGTCATTGACTCAGCGGCTTTCGCTGATATGTCCTGCTCTAGCTCTAAAAATTCCTCTTCTAACTCTTCCATTCTGGCGGCAACTAAGTCCGGATTCATCATCGGATCTTGCTGGCTTGCCATCATTATCTGATCCATCGCCATTTGCCGCATTTGCATGGCTTTTAGAGGGTCAATTTGTGGAATGGGAGTAGGATTTACAGAGAAAAATACATCTCCGTACTGAAATAATAAGTCAATTATTCGGCTATATGCCGCCATTACCTTGGTTCGAGTAAGGCCAACAAAAACTTTTGAGCGCGAACCTGACGATTGGGCTAAACGTGCGAGTACATCAGGCTCATATATCCCCTGATACTGACGTAAATCCTTCAGCCATTCGTTCTCAGTTTCTTTTCGGGCGTCTTTATACTCTTGAAAAGTACCGGCGAGGCGAGACCCTAGACTCTGCATGCTTTGAGCTTGCGTACCGTCCAGCGTATCTTCTTTTAATTCTGAGTCTTCATCTTCTATCATTAGTAGCCTGTCACGGAGTCGAGCGTTCTAAATCGCTGTTGTATAATGCGATGCCTAGGTCGAGGCATAGAAGCAAGTCCGTGCAGAGCAATGGCATAAGCCATTACCCTGTCATCATAACATCCTGACTGAGAATTGAAAGCACCTTTATCATCAATTATGTAGGTACGCAATTCATTTAACAGCTCTATATCTGCTATTCCACTCTCACCCTGTCTAATCAACGATGCCAGTCCATCAATGATCAGTGGCTTGGTTTTAGACGTTGTTAAGAAGCCTCCGCGTTTTGTTAAGCGATCTCCGTAAGCACCATCAACAGAACTCTCTACAAATAAGTTTGCATACCCTAAATCTTGCATTTTTCGGAGTGTTGTTAGTCCGTGATTATTTCGTTCTACCACAACGTAAGCCATGTTAAATCGCTTTGCTATCTCGCACAGTAATGCCCCGTAATCAAACGGATCTATATGCCCGTGCCAGCAAGCAACTTGATTTCCTTTAGAGTCCAGCACTTGAGCGCAAGAGTAGTCTCCGTAAGCCAAGCCTTCAGCTACGTCTACCCCAATAGTAAAACTCTCTTCCCTTGTTGGGGGGTGCCACTCTTGGTAATTACCGTGGGTTCTATCTACAAGCTCCCCACCTACCAAGTCACCTTTGAAGTCAGCGGTGTAACAGTTACTTTCAGCTTGGTTAAGGCTTGGTGCTTCTACAAAACACCGGCCCGACGTTAAGAAGCTTTCTAAAATGTTACTGGGGTATTCCTGCTGAAATAGATCTGTGCCACCCAGTTCGTCAAGCTTGGAGCGGCGAAAGCAAATCTGGGAATCATCTAAATTATATTTTTGGGCAAGCTCATATTCTTCCGGTGTGGCAACAAAATAAGGGCTGGGCTTTCTGCGATACTCCGGCATCCAGAACCACGGGATAAATATAGTCTGCCATTCAGACTCACCCCTCACGCTCTTCATTACCTGATCGTAATACCAACCGCCAGCACCGTTGGCAGTGCTCTCAAGAATTACTTCGGATTTTTTTCCGCCCACTGTCTGCAATAGACCAGCGACTATGTCTGATCCTTGTGGGTAGAAGGCGACTTCTGACCCGTGGACAAATCTGTTTGTTTGTCCTCGCCCTGTTTGGGTAGACCTTGCGGTTCCAACCCTGTACCGCGAGTTGATTTCATCAAATACCAGTGTTGACGCCGACTGACTAGCGAGCGGAGGCTTGAACGCCGGATGCGGGACATTGTCATAAAAGAACTTCACCATGTTAAAAATAGCGTTAGTCGATTCCGCCAAGTGAGACAGTACAAATGCGTTAGCATTGCGATTTTGTGTCACTTTCCAGAAGTTGCGTCCCTGTACGTAGGTAGAAATACCTGTTTGTCTCGCCTTAAGAACCAACGCCCTAACATTACCCTGCTCTTTTAGCTGTTTTTCTAGCTGATTATGGACGTAAAGCTGGGCAGAATTCAGAGCAAAAGGGACGGATTCACCCTCTTTTGTTACGATTTTTAGGACATTCTTGGCATATAAAGGAAAATTACCTTTAAATTTTGCCGCGACCTTCTCAATTTCCATTGCTATTCACCACAGCCCTACACCACCAAACAAAATCATGGTCGTGCAAACTGTTTCTCATTAGATTAATTCGCGCACAAACAAGGCGGATATTGCCTTCGACGTACCCTTTTTCTATATCAATTCGGTCTGGACTTGCAGATAATTCAGATTGCTTAGTAGTTACATGCATTGGTATCCCTGAAAGGGCGCAAATGCCGTTCTGAGCGTCATACAGACCCTTTAAATACTTAACAGTTACAATCTTACCGTCGTATCGTTTTTGCTTGTGACGCTGTTTCATGGAGGTTAATCGACGCTGTAGAAAGCCCTCGACGCTTGAGTTCGCAAGGTCTAACATTGAGTCGTGCCTACAGTCATTACACTTTCTATTGCTGTTACTAAAGCAAGCTACTGGCTTTGTAACCCCGCAAGAATTGCATGTGTGACTATCAGTTCCCATTCGGTTCCCTTTGTCAGCTCCTCAAATCTATCCACAGCTAGTCTAGAGTTTGATACTGCAATTCTGTTCGCCATTAGATACTGACCCAAAGCAATACAGCCATGCACCTCATCTGGATAGTTTGCCGCATGAATCAAAATATATGTCCTTTCAGGGACATCTTTGACATGCCAAGTCTCACCAAATCTAGGGGAGTCTCGCCAACCCATCTGATACGTCCCCTCAGGGATGCAGGAGACGTTTGGCGCGTTATCTAACCAAGGACGCTCTACAGAATAAAACGTCTCAGAATCAAGCTTAATGACGCCTAAAGTGCCTTTTGGGTGGTAACAGAAACGCTCAAGAAGAACTTTTTGCACTAAGCTCCTCCTCATACTCTGCCAGCCACTCCTCAGTGGTTTGGTTTTGTACACGCAAGGTCTCATTTGTTTCATAAGATTTACGTTGTACATTCTGAGGAACATCTCGCTTCCCAAAGATCTTGTCAAAGTTCGCAGAAAATTTATCGCGATTCTCAGGACGCCTAAAGTCACCTTTGCTGTACCTTGTTTCTCTGTGATTTGTCATTTCTTTTTTGCCGTCTTAGCCGCGTTTTTAAAGTTCTTAGCAGTAGGTCTACCCTTCTGCCCAGCCTTCTTCATAGTCTCGCCAGAACCGGCCTTAATACGCGCTTTTTTGGCATGTATGTTCTTGTATAAGGACATCTGTATCTCCTACTTCTTTTTCTTCTGAAGCTTGAGAGCCGCAATAGCTTCCTTGGCTCGCGGGTCAGACATAGGTGCGCTGATAGCAGGGCGAGGCTTCTTCTTAGGTGCCGCTTTCTTCTTTGCTGGAGGTCTTCCAACTTTATTACCGTATGTACCTTTTCCACTTGGCATAACTATCTCCTAGATTTTGCGCCAGAACATTTCCAGCGCTTACGTGATAAATTGTTTGGTGTGTTTGGGTCGTTCTGCTTCTTCTTAGGTAAACCTTTCTTAATACCTAAACTCCTAGCGCAATAAGCGTCACCCTTCGACGTACCAGCCTGAACTCTTCGGCTACCATCTTTTGCCTTACCAGCCTGCCCATAGCTAACCTTCTTGCCGCTAGCGGTGACTTTTACTTTCGCCTTCCCTTTTGCCGGTGCCGCCATTTCAAAATTTACCTTTTGTATTTTTTTGATATTTCAATTTTTAAATCTGCTATGTTTCTGGTACGCCTTACACTTGTTACACCAAACCCTATAGCGCTCCGGCTTCACCGTATAAATACAAGTGCAAATCTGACCCACCCGCCTTTCAATTTTTTGTATATTTCCAACAAGAGGTACTCTCATAACAACCGCCCCCCTATTCCACGAGGTGCAGTGTGAAATCCTTATCTACCGGCGATTCTTCAATCAAAAAGAAAACAGCCTCATCAATCTGCTCAGACAAATAAAAGGAGTGCCCGTCGAATTTTAAAACCGTTACATTCGGAGCGATGAACTTGTCAAACATCTCTGCTTCCATGTCCACATACTCAACTGCCGATTTGTAAGTCATAAGTAGCTGTTGCATTTTTGCACCATATTTTTTTATATTTTTCAGTTATCAATATTTGCCAATAATTGCCAATACTTCCTGATAGTCCCCCCATGGAACCAGACTGTCGAACCGGCCCAGAACTCAGTCAACTACCCCCCCCTACCTTCTATTACATGCGCGTGGAGGGTGATGGGTGATGCTTCAACCTTGGTAGTGTTGCACTATGCTAGTGTAAGTCACTGATATCATTGGCCTTATCAACCAATAGCTCGTCCACTTCATCCTCAACCATGTCTAAATCAGCCAAAAAGGCACCGTGATAGGAGTGAACCTCCTGCTTTTCTGGGGCAAATCCACCGACTACCTTGATCAGTAGCTCTAAGGCTCTGACGCGTGTTCCGGACTGATCTGCGTCACGGCTCTCTGCTTCCAACGACGCGACATAGGATGCCAACTTTGCTTCCGAATCATTCATTAACTCTGCTCTCTTGACCTCAATGGCCGTTTTTACACTAACATTTACTAACAGGCGGAATGCCTGCACATTGGGATGCTTATAGCCTGCTCTCTCTGCGGCTTGGGTTGCATTGCCAGTAGATAGATACTCCATAACAAAGCGTTCTTGTCTTAGGTTTACTGGTCTGACTGCCGTCTCTGTCTGTTTCATCTGTCTATCTCTCTATAGGGGTAGATGGCACTGGGGTGTGGGATCTTTTTTCCCGCCGATTCAAAAAATCTGAGCAATTGCGGTAGCTACAGCCGCGAACACTACCCAAGCGCCACGCTCAACAATCATTGACTTGCCCATGGTCTCAGCGATACGCGTCTCAATGGTTCTCTGTTGATCCTCAAGCAAATCTAACCGCTGTTCATGTCGATCAATGCGCTTGTGACCACCAGTCAGGCGTTCATCGATGCGAGCTAAATGCGTCAGAGTTTGGCTGACGCCATCGAGCTTGGCTTCAATTCGGTCTAATCGTTTTTCAAAGTCCAATTCGACTGATCTCATAGGTTATTTACTGGTGATTTATAAGCATTTTAAGTGTGATTCTATTGTACCAGTGTGAAAACTGTTGACAAGCATTTCGCACTAAGCTTATACTCGCCTAACTGCTCGTTGAGCAAGAATTTACACCACTGTATAGACATACAGTACCGGCTAGAGAGTCTCCGGAATGACTCTTCACCTTGCAAAGGAATTCAAGGTGCCTCCCTAAGCGGGTTTAAGGTCTTAGGTTCTGGATAGTGAAAGCTTCGGCGAGTAGCAAGCCCAGTAAGGAAACGAAACAACCTATCAGGTGGGCAACCTACCCACGGAAAGCGCAAGCGAGTACAGCCTGATGAGTTGATTTGCTTATGCCCTGCTTCTGTAGGTCATAACGAAATCAATTTAAAGCCTGAGGAGGTGATGTATGGCATACGTAACAGAGTTTCAAACCGGCGACACAGTCGTTCTTGAAGGTGATCGCATCAACGGTTACGCGAACGAATGGACGTTAGTAGTTAGTTCGGTTGACTGGGGTAACTGGGACAGTGAGTTCGAGGAAGCACCTGACATGGTGTTCACCAATGGCTACTGCTTTTCTGGCGACACTCTCTACTCCAAGGTAAATGGAGGAAGGAGATTAGGTCGATTCTTTTATGGATTCATTAAGAAGTAAATCCATCGAAGCCGTTAGATGTTTAGCGGCTTCTTTTGTTTTTATTTAACCAGCCTGAGGAGGCATCAATATGAACACATTAACTTTTAACCCTAGCAACTGGGGTGACACTCAAGAAGTAACCGCAACAGTGCTTGACCTGACTTATGGCGACAAAACAATTATGTATCGAGGCGAGCAGTTTGAATTTAGCCGGTACTCAACAAACTTCGGTGATCCAGAAAATGGAACGTATGAGATATGCGATCTGAGCCATGAAGGTCAGCTAGTCGCAACAGCATCCAAGGATGATTGGACTAACTTCTGGTACGCCGTTGAGCATGAAGGCTCGCTAGAAAGGGAGGATCACAATCCTATCGTCGCACTGCTTCAAGTAGCATCTAACATCATGTAAGTAAATCCATCGAAGCCATTCGAGAGAGTGGTTTCCATTGTTTTTATTTAAAGCCTGAGGAGGCCCACCATGTCCCAAGCACCAAGTAGTATCACCTACTTCCAACACAGTAACGGTGTTGATTTCGCATACGAGCCGAACAACCCATCTGATAGTTGGCTACCGGTAATTAACTATCCGCACAGAGTCTGGGTCAGTTGCAACCCAATAAATGACTCCGGTTGGCGTTATGCCAACGTCAAAAAGACTGTCGCTTATGTCGTAGTCGATGAGGACGACAACGGTCAGCCAGTGATTGAAAAGTGGTCAATCAAAAATCACATTACATCTGTCTGAAGAGTAGCTGAGTGATTCTCAGCCGAAACACTGGTTCGCCAGTGTCACAGAAAATCAAAGCCTGAGGAGGCCACAACATGAAGAAAGATATCAAAGAAACTATTACTGCCCAGATCATCGACATGATCAAAGACGCCCAAGCGACTGGCTCTGACTTCACCATGCCATTCAAAACTCTTGGAGGTCGCCCTGCCAATGCATCGAGCGGTAAACACTATCGCGGACTTAATGCCTTATGGCTTGGATTGCTAGGCTACCGGACTGTTGCGACCTACAAGCAATGGGCTGATCTTGGCTACCAAGTCCAAAAGGGTAGCAAGTCCGTTGGCATATCAGTGCCAATGGTGGGCAAGGATAAGAAAACCGGTGACAGCAAGATGTTCGGATTCAGGGGCGCTTCAGTGTTCCCTGCGAGTCAGGTGCTACATGCTGAGACTGGGGAGCCATGGTCTGAGCCTGAACTAGGTGAGAGAGTTGATCTCACAGAGCGACTGGAAGCAGTTGACCAGTACGTCACTAACCTTGGATTTGACATACGTCATAGCACGGAGGGCGGTGCTTATTATCAGCCGGCCAATGACTTCATCCATATGCCGCAACGTGATCAATTCATCGCAACTAAAACATCTACTGCGACTGAGTGTTACTACAGCACGTTACTGCATGAGTCAGCGCACTGTACCGGTCATTCATCACGGCTTGATCGCTTGGATTTAAAGAACAAAAAGGGATACGCATTCGAGGAGTTAGTTGCTGAGTTGTCAGCCGCTTTTCTGTGCAATCACTTGGATGTCTCTAGCACTCCACGCGAAGACCATGCCCAGTACCTCAACTCTTGGCTTCAAGCCTTAAGTGGAGACAATGACTATATCTTTAAAGCGGCTAGCGAAGCGCAGAAGGTTATGGACTGGATGGATGTTAAACAAGAGTCTATCCCTCTAGAGGTTGCGGCATAGGGGTGGGGATTATTTCTTCCCCCGATTCAAATTTTTCCAACTGATGAGACCAGTTAGTTACTGGTCGAAACGCACTCCGGTGCGTCTTGGAAAACTAACGCCTGAGGAGGCATTGATATGAGTAAGTTAAAAATAGGAAACGTCCACGCTGAAGTGGATCTTCTTGACCGCGATACAGGCCAGACAGAGTGTTGGGTAACTCTCAACCTAAAGTCTGGAGAATGCTTGGCCGGAGGAAGTCTAGCCTGTGTCGAGGCAATGGGTGGGTTTGAACTTGACGATGGATCGCTTCGTGTAGTAGGTGACGAGACTTTAGCCAAAATAGAAAAGTGGGCAAGTAAGCAGGGCTATTAATCCAACTGATGAGACTGGTTAGTTACCAGTCGAAACACCCTTCTGGGTGTCTTGGAAAACTACGACCTGAGGAGGTCTTTATGAACATACAAGTGACAGTTACAAAAAATTACGGCACTGACGTTGTTTACCCGACCTGTATTGTTGGTGAGACTTTTGCACTAATTGCCGGAACAAAAACCCTCACTTCTGAAACGCGAGAACTGATGAAGCGACTTGGCTACACCTTCACCGGTGTTAATGCTCAGGTGGTTTTATGAGTTATTTTATAGCCAGTGCAGATGAGCACCCCTACCCCTTTGCCCATGCCGCATTTCAGCGTGTGCAGAAGCTTGGAGACTTTTCTGACATAGAGAGGGATGGTAGCACGATGGTTGTGTTCACATCTTTTGAAAAGTTTGAGCGCAACAAACCACACGCTTTTTATGTGGTGCAAGATGGGGTTCTCAAACGCAATAAGTACCGCACGGCCATGTATCAAATAAGGGAGATGTTTAGGTGACAGATCTGAGCAAGACCTGAGGAAAGTTGGTCACGGATGACCACTGCTCAGACCTGTCGATCACATTATAACCGAGGCAATTTTATATGTTAGATTTTATTTTAGGCTCTGTATTTATGACGATTTTTGTTGCTCTATTTTCAGCCTCAATGATCATAGTCATTGATAAGCAAGAGGAGTGGAACCACCGTAACAAAAAGTAATCACCACTAAGCTATCTTTCGGGGTAGCTTACTAGTGTTAACTTCGACACTGAATATGATCCTGAGGAGGATATTATTATGAAAAAAATGCATTACGTTAATCTTTATGAAATCCACTCTTGCTACGGCGGTTCTGAGGAAGGTGGTTGGTGGTATAGCGCAGGAGAGCCGGTAGGATGCAAGGCACGTTTTGTTGATCCAAAAAAAGCTCAGTCTTTAGCGAAGGAACTGCGCGAGAAAATACAGCAACCCACAGAGTATAAGATGGGATTCAACTCTATGGACGGTTGTGATCCGGACGGTAACGGTGATGATAATTACATTACTGTTGGTGGAGCTTGGGGACAATCTGAAATCGCAGTGCTAGTTCAGTCTCACCCCCCTAGAGAATTTCCTGAGGAGAGACCTCGCTACGAGTAAGCACCACGAAGCCACCCAAGGGTGGTTTCTTGATGTTAATTCTGACATCATTAAAAAAACACGGACGGGATTATTATGAATAATAAAACTAAATATACATCTAAAAGCCTAAACGCTATAGAGCAGGAGTTAAGCAGACTCTCCGGTCTTATGGAACAGTTTCAAGGTGACGATCACTTTGAGCATGATGTTAACGGCTTAACTGTCATTGAGAGCCTGATTGACCAAGCTTGCGAGAAGCTGAGAGAAACAATGACAGCACTCGAACTAGAGAAGACGCACAACGACCTTAGTGTCAAATGGTCGGATCTGGGTCTGCCAACCTTTAGTGGAGGGAAGTCATGAGCCAATCACAAACTGAATATGTAGATATGACCCCCACATGGGAAGAGACCGCAGTGATGTTGGTCGCGATCATGGAAGGCACTGGCGATACCGCATGGGCTAGAAGTGAGATCATCCGTATGGGTAAGATCATTGACCAACTTAAGACGGAGGTGGCGTGATGGAAAAGTCACAAGTCCTAAAGTATTTGCAGGAGATCTGGGAAGACCTTGATACGATAGACACCGATTTTCACCGTGCGCTATCCGCGATAGACGGCTTTGATATAAAGCGTAGCGATCTTGTTTTGGACGCCCGTCAAATTCGCAATGACTTGTCGGTCGTTATCGAGAATCTGTCACTGCTTATTGTCGCGCATGACACTGAAGAGGAGTAATCACCACGAAGCTACCTAAGGGTAGTTTCTTAGTGTTTATTTTTGAACACTTAATTAAATCCTGAGGAGGATATTATTATGAAATTTAACAATGTTAAACAAGCTAGGGAATTCCTAGAAACCCAGTACATCGATCCATCTGATTACTTTGACGAGCTTGAGTCACTGAGAGACAGTGGTGAGATGAACATGTTCGGCGCACCATCTTGGATGGTTGAGAATCTTGACCTTACTATAAACTGCGCCAACGCAGTATTCTTGGTATGGACTGAAGATTGCGAGGTGGCGGCATGAAAAAAGCACACTTACACCTCATTAAATGGGGTATAGCAAAAGGTTACACCGTCGAGGTTGATATAGAAGGTGAGCATGAGTATCGCGGCACCAGTTACAAGGACGCCAAGGATGCTAGTGAAGCCGGAGATATGGGATGTATATACCTTATCACCGGTGAAGCCGAAACAGAATACTCATGGTTCGGCTATATGCATGAGTGGAAGCAAAACCCTGATGAAATCATCTATGACTACGGCATCAATGAAGTCTCTGAAGCATGGGCCGCAGATTATGATCAACACTGCTCGGAGGTGGCGTGATGAACAGACAAGAGAGAGAAGAGCTTGCGGTGTACATCAGCGAGCGCATGGGCGGCGAAGAGTTTGACCCTGACAACATTAAAACTTTGGGTAACTGGGTTTTGATTAAAGAGGAAGATTACGGGGGTGATTGGGAATGCAATGCCTATGACGCATCACAAGGTATGTCTTGGGAGTGCTGGGCCGAGATACCTATGGATCAAAGTCCTTTTGGGACTGACGACCCTAAAACCCTCAAATGCACATTAAACTCATTAAACGTGAGGTACTCGTCATATTTAACGGAAATTAAACGTGATGATTTGCTTGAATTTTTTAAGGAGGTGGCGTGATGGCTTTTACTTTCGAGCGCGGTGGTGATATCTACTTGCCGGATAACATGGCAGTAAACCTTGATGGCATTACCTATAAAATGAATGACGAGACAGCCTTTGATATTGTGGATGCCGTTATCACCAAGTACACGCGCAACATTGGCGATGCTCCGTACAGCCAGTCAGAGATTGACGCGGCATGGGCATTGCTTAGTTGCATTCTAATTGGAGAAGAGTAGTGAAAAACCCTGAACTGATCGCTCTGATAAAAGATCATAAATTAACCAGTAAAGCGATTGCAGAAATGCTTGAAGTGTCACCGACCACCGTCACGAACTGGCGGCGTGATGGCGACCCAAGGCATGCACGTAAAATGAGCCGGTCTAACCTCAAGCTCTTGAAGTTAAGCCTAGGCGTCTAGCCCCTTCGGGGGCTTTTTTTTGGTCTAAATTATCTACGGTAGTGCGTATCTTCAAAGTCGGGATTATCTAACTGCTCTATGTAGTTTTTAAGTATCTTTCTGAACCTCGGATAATCTTCAACACTCTGTTTAATAATCGCATGGAAACTTGTTCCGGTTATTTCTACAACCTGATGAAAACAATCAAAAACCACATAGTTTCTGTAAGTACGACTATCGTCCAGATTAACTTTTATTGAACGAATATTAGTGGGCTTGTGGTTTTGTGAACCCAAGTCATTCCTGCCATTCGGGTGACAAACTTTGTTAATTACTTTAACTGCCATATCTTTTCCCTTTTATTTAAATCGATACTCCATCAGTACCTTCCACAAACTTTCAATATCTAGCAGATCATGATGTTTCATGACGCACCTAGAGCCATAACCAAAGTCCTTTTGGAAATGTGAACCCCCAAACTTCTTACGACTGATCCAACCATTGATTCGCATCACCTCAGGGTCACTGGTCTTACCAACCAACACGGCAATCTTGGATTTAAACTTATCCATGTTGTCGAAGATCAGGTTGCCAAACTCTGCATTGTTAAACTTCACATCGATGCTCACGCCCTCAAACCAAAGATCAACACCCCCATCACTCACTACGTTGACGGTAGGCGTCTCTACGCCCAGTAATCGTGCAACAGCGAACTCTGCCTTGAAACCGTAGACGTTTGCCTCTACCCTGCTCTGCCGGTCATTCTCAAGCCTTGGTTTGAAGCCCTGCATCTCGCATAACTTCACCGTGTCGGCACCCATGATTTCTGAGCTATGAACGTCCTGCTTACTTAGCTTGATTAGCACGGGCTCTCCTCTGGTCTGATTCCCATAAACTTCTGACTGACAGCTTCACGATAGGCTTGAAGTGAGTTATGTCTAAGTCATCCGGTATTGAGTCAATTGCGGCTCGACGCTCTTCCTTCGTGCTTAAGTCAAGTATCGCTCGCGGCAAGTAGTACATCAGCGTTGCTTTGGCTAGCTGACGGAACTGAGGCTTCATGTTCTCTTCTATGTATTTAAGGCATTGGGGGTAATATGCTTTTGCCGCCGCAATTTTTGAATGGTGAGTCATCTCGCTAGGCTTCATTTAAACTTCAACAACTCACGCATCAGCATGATGCCAGTCTCATAATCGACACTAGCCGTCTCTTCCTCGTACCCTGCACCCATCAAATCAGATAGCCGGAACACAAACTTAATAGGCTGTCGGTCATACTTGTAAATCAGCACCGGAATATACTCATCACCGGCTGATGTCATCGTCTGATCCCACCAATCTTCTTTGTGCCAGTGACCGGACGCATAACGCTTGGCCTCGATCATTAAGTTATTAAACTCAATGTCAGCCTTACCGGCGACCTGATACTGGTCTAAGTTGCGTTTAAGATGATCAGCACACTCGCCAAACTCATCTTGAAATTTCTTGATAAGCTCACGCTCAAAAGCATGGCCTTTTGCTCTACCGTTAATCATTTCTAGGATCATCCCCCATTGAAAATCGGTTGTACCAAATGGACTTCATCTTGTCCTGCTCCGACGAGTTTCCTTCTTTAGATCCATTTCGCCACTGGTACTTAAACGATGTGATCTCGGCCCACTCCTCAACCCTCTGCTTGCCGTAGAGCTGAATCATAATATCGATGCATTCAGCACCAGTTGCATGCGTGTAGTGCGACGGCGAATAGACGTTCTCCTCCCTCAAGATTGCAGGATGCTCTTTTCTGACTCGATCCCACTCTTGCGGTGTCGCTGAGTTAATCCCATCCGATTTTCTCTCTGACGTATTCTCGAAGATCATGCTCCGTTCCGTACCTTTCAACGAATTTTGCTTTTGACGGATGTCGTGATGTGAATCTTTCATTGTTTTCTCCTGCCCTGTGGTGCAAGTAGCACAGCGGTATTGAGTTAAAGTGAGCTTCAGGTTTCGTCTTGCCGTCGATGTGATGAATTTCTGCGGGGGAAGTCACCCCCAAGAATTTCTTACACACCACGCACCCGAAATCAGATATGGCGGACATCCACTTTTTCTCTTCGACGGTGGGTGTCCTCCCTTTCATTCTTGAACGATTTCTTGGTTGAATACTTGCTCAACCCCAACATCAAAATACTTTGCAATTTTTTGAACAGAACTAAAGTCTGGAGACTTCGTTCGGCCCAGTAAAAATCTATTTATTGTTGGTTGTGGCACACCAGTCTGTCTTGCTAGGTGGCTTTGCGTAACGTCTTTGTTAAACATTAATTCTCTTAAAGCTTCATTTTTCATGGTCATTTCCTATGAGTTATAAATTCTGTGTTTTTCGAGGCGTTGATTCGCCATATTGCTTTGCCATTGTTTGAACTCCATTTCTGCCGCTATCAACTCTGTCTTGGCTAGGGCTAGCAATCCCTTTGCTGTACCGCGATCACACCGCGCTTGATACACCGTGATGTCTTCATCAGCCGCTCTTATTTGAGCCGCATTTGTTTTAGCTCCGGCACTTAGCTCTGCCCGAACCATCGTTACTGCAACAATCTTTTTCTCTTCAGCGTCAGCCCGACCTAATGCGGCTTCTGCCTTATAGATGGCTTTGCCAGCGTCTCTAACTTTGTTTGCAAACTGCTCCTGATCGTCCATTAGCTTTCCTTTGAATAATTAATATAAAATTTTGGCTTGGAACCTTTCCGCTCTTTGAACTGCATGCAACCTGAGTCGAATTCAAATCCAACCTTGCCTTCCCACTGGCCGTTTCGGTTTTTCAGAACTTCGAGGTATGAGTCCCACTGTTTTGTGTATTTTTCATCCGGCTCCTCACCTAACATTTCTGCCTGAGCCATCATTTCGATCTTCTTTTTATTTTTGAAAATCATAACGACGCCGTCACTCAAATCTGTGACCGAGCCTGAACCCTTAATGTCATATTTGTTGGGCGCGAGGTATTCGTTCTCACCTTTCCGAACGTGAGTGACTAAAAAAATCGTGACGGGAAAAGCCATCTTAAAATTGACTAACTGCTCAATGAATTTTTGCTGACCTTCGTAATCGTCTTGGCGAACCATGTTCGTTAGCGAGTCAATGACGAACATATTGATGCCGTAACGCCGATACGCGTACTCGAAGCAATCCATTAAATCTTTTGGCTTTGGAGTCAGCTTATCCACAAAAAGCCATAGGTTAGGTGCCAGCCAGTCTAATATTGCCTTCCGGTAAGGCTTGGGGGGTGTTCCTACGCCGGCGGCTTGGCGCATCATCCTGCCAAGAGTTGCTCTAGCCGGCATCTCCATTGAAGCGATTAACACCTTCTGGTCTTGCTCGACAGCATTTAAAGCAATCTGACCTAGAATTAACGACTTTCCGTGGCCGTTGATTCCACCAACCAACCATAGTTCATGGGGCCGGAACCGAAGATCCTCTTCATCAAGCTTTGCCCATCCTGAACCGAATCCTGCGGTGTCTTCCTCAATACTAAAAAACTGATCAAGGTCATCTTCAAACTCGATCACCGATCTAAGCGTTGACGGATCTTTCCATACCGCCTCATCGTAGGCACACTTCAGTACAAACTGGGCATGCTCATACGCCGCATTTGGACTCTCGCCACTCATCAAAAGCTCATTGATATCCTTGGTCGGTAGGTTAATCCGGAAACAGCGGTCACCTAAACGACTCATAATTTCTGCGGCGGCAAGCTCCCCTTGTTCATCCATGTCGGTAGCTATCAAGATGCGCTCAAATCGGGCAAGGTTCTCGTATTCAGCCTCAATCCACTTAGTCTGCTTGGCTCCTTTCCCTCCTCCCATCGGGACTGATAGGGCTGAAAATCCCAGTTCACTACAAGCAATGGCATCCCATTCGCCCTCGGTAATCCAGACCTCCCTTGCGTCAGCCGGCAGTGCATGCCACCCAAACAAGATCGGCTTTAAATCTTTTTGTGTGGACGGGTTGCCATCATGATCCATTGGCTTGGTCTTAATGAATACAAGCTCACCAGAAGGATCGTGAAAAGGGAATACAACATCCTTACCGCCCCTAGTATCAGTTTCATAGATCTTGTACCGGAAACATATCTCTCCTACATCCTTGAAGCCTCTCTTCTCCATGTATCCGTGGAGGACATTACTGTTGTCTTGCTCTGGGAGTTTAGGCTTGGAGTAGGTTTTATTTTTTACGCCGCTGAATTTTTTTGCCGGTGCGCCATCACGTATATTGAATCTCTTCTTAGCCCAGTCCATCGCATCAACTAGGCTCAGGCCCATTGCAAACTGAATTAGGTCGAGCATATCTCCGCCCTCACCTGTCGCGAAATCCATGTACTTTCCGGCCTGTTCTCCGTGCAAGTACACCGACATTGATCTGCCCTTTTCACCACTGATCGAGCCAACTTTGTAGCACCCAGACTCGATTTTTCCGTCGGGGTAAAGCTCCTGACAAATCCCTGAGGCATGATCACCGAGCTTTTTAGATAGATCGCGGATGTCCATCATTTGACGGCTCCGAGCAAGTCATCTTTGCGAGATATGTTTTGAAACTTATGAAGCGTTTGCCACGATGGATCTCCAATCGTGTGCCATTGACGGCTAATCGCAAAGCTAACAACCTCATCGATATCAAATTTAGCCTTAACGAAAAGCTCAAAGTCTTTAGTCTGACGAGTAACTGTTGAAGCCGCTGGCTGTTTGCCCCGTGAGCGCTTAATCTTGTAGTCCCACCATTGATTCCACGCTGTCTTGCTAACGCCCGAAGGTTTAATATCAAAGACAGAAGGTTTCTTCTTAGATTGTATTTCTTTACTTATATTTATACTTAGCTCTTGATTTTCCACATGTGGTTTATCCAGATGTGGTAAATCGACTATCTGGTCGTATACCTCCCAATCCCAGCCGGCAAGCTTTCCTCCATCACCTCGCTTCAGATTTCTTTTTAAATAACCAGCCGATTCTAATTCTCGACACACCCTAGTTACTTTGTTAGGGGTCATTTTAAAAACATTTGAAACCTGACGATTTGTGACCTTCCAGTCAACTCTATGCGATAGCAGATATACCAAAACGCCTAAGGATTCAGCCGACAATAGATCTGATCTTCGGTCTGACGCGGGATTTTTTCCCCTTAAAAGCTCATTCGGTATGGTCGTGAAAGTTTCATCGGGGTATGATGCTCGTCGAAAAATCATAGCTCTTCCTTGTAGATGTAAAGTTGGTCTAAATTTGATGTACAAGTGTAATTCTTACGAATTCGCATAGCAATACTTAATTGAAATTAAATACCGCACAGTTGTTAAGTGCATAATTTATTTGACTTTATATATCTATAGGTCTATAAATACTGTACGCACTTAAAAACAAGGCGCATAAAAAGGCAATTCACATGGATAAGATTAGTAAAGGAGCGAGAGCGAGATTCATTAATGTCTCTCTAGATAAGGCCGGAGTTCCGAATTGGGGGCGAGCCGGATTAATCAGAGAAAAGACAGGATGCTCCCCTGCCACCGCTAGTGGGTGGCTAACCGGATCATTACCAAAAGATCCAGTATCGCTGTTCAATTTCTCGGACGAGTATAACTTTTGCCCCTATGAGTGGGTATTTGGTGTTCCGCGTGTTGACGGATCTGACTTTAATCACAGTAGAGTGCAGTTACTAATATCGAAACTTAAGCAGTTTGAGTTAGACACTGAAAAAATGCTAACAGCAGATCAATTCAGTAAATTGTTTATGCTTTTATTACGTAGCGAAGAGAAAGCTAGCTATCTGCTAGAGCATGGCGATATTTTAATGGATGTAAATAATTAAAAAAGTTGTTGCAATTTTAACGTACTTATGGAAATCTCTATAAACGCCTATACGAAAGGAAATAAATGATGGATACGCACATGGAGATGTACTACTTTGCGGCTGTAAGCCACACAGGTAGATTAAGAACCCTCCAAATGATTTGGTGGTCAATGATAGACAACTTATGCAAAGGGAGCCGCACATGGGGTACGTAAATAAAATAGACTTTGAGTTGCTTAGATTAGCCGGAGAGTTCGACACTTGGCACCATGAGACCTTTCCTTTGGAATCTATGACACTAGTTCAGTTAGCTAAAGAAGAGTTTAAAGTAAATCCCGTAGAGTCTGCAAGCGACCATTCGGACATTAAGTCAATACTAGAAGAATTAAAAAAGCTGAGATTTGTTGCTGGATAAAATGGGAATATGAATTAAATTTACACGTTACCATTGTTTTTACACTAGTACACAGGTATAATTTGTGCATAGTCATTCAAGGACATGCACATGGAACAGCTTTTAACTAGATCACAAATCTGGAATACTCTCTCACAAATTGATGTTACTGAATTCTGTACTGAAACAGAAATTAGTGATGACAAAACTATCCGTTATCTCCCTTTAATGAAAGCCCACGAAATCATGATGGGTGCTTTTCCTGAATACTCATGGGAATTTAGCGAAGATCCGCAAGGTAGAGAAGTACATTACTTCGATGACGGGTCGGCTGAAGTCAGATGCCGAATGACTATCGGCACTCACACAAATATTACTTACCTTCCTGTTCATTATCTTGGTGACGCAGTTAAAGCGCCCAACTCCATGCAAATTCATGTTGCAAAGCAACGTGCCAGAGTTAAAGCGCTTGGTGAGTTTGGTTTAGGATATAAGATGTGGATGGTCTCGCCAGCACCTAAAATGCGTGAGGACGTTGTTGCTGAGAAGTCAGTTGAGGTTGCTGACATTGTCTCTCAAGTCGAGGCTCTATGGGTCACTACAAAGATTACTCAATCGACTAACAAGTCCGCCGGAATGAAAATTTATCGGCGCTACTTGGATGGTCTACGAAATAGAGGCTGGGATGATCACGACGAGCACAGATGGGAAAACCTCTGTAAGGCTAAGGGCTGGAGTGCTAGCAAGTGAGCCTAGCTATTCAAGGCAGTCCTGAGTGGCATGCCGCGAGAGCTGGAAAGATCAAAGGCTCTGTGTGTGCCGCCTACGAAGGCAAGCACAAGTACATGAAACCGGCAGATCTGGTCAGGCAAGAAGTAAGAGCTTTATCAGGTGCGCCCAGTGAATTTACTATGGTTCCGGCAGTCGCGCATGGTTCCAATATGGAGGAGCATGCTCGCGTCTTCCTTGAGAAGCTTCAGGGTTACACCGTTGAAGAGACTGGACTTGTTGTTCATCCTAAGTATGACTTTCTCGCCGCTAGCCCCGATGGTTTGGTGAATCTTGACGGTTGTTGTGAGTTCAAGTGCCCATATCCCAAGTACACCAAGACCCCCTACTCGGTTTACGACAAGCCAATGTATCTGATGCAAGTCTATATGCAGATGGAAGTGCTAGATGTCGATTGGTGTGACTTTTTGTGCTATCTAGCGACCTCTCCTGCATCGGAGCCTCAGTACACTCTTGAGAGGATAGAGCGCAAGGAAGACTTCCTAACTGAGCTGTTATCGCGCAAGTACCTACCCCAAGCGGATAAGGGGACGATCTCTCGACTCGACCTTTATCATGCGTGGCATCGTCATATTCAAGCACAGTACGATCATGAAGAGACTCGTTTAGAGCATTGCGCTCCCTTGAAGAAAGATGACTTCGATACCGTGACCAACGATGAAGACCTTAACAACTTATCAAAAGTTCAGGGCAGAATTCTGATGATTAAAGAGCGCATCTCTGAGGAGCTTAAAGCTCTGGATGTGCTTAGTAAGTCATCGGATGACCTTAAAAAAATCATCGGGGAAAAATACGAATCTTCTGTGAGCAACGGTCAGACCCTTATAAAGATTATTACAAAGAATCCGCCAATTGACTACAAGGGAGCCTTTGAGTTCTTGGGTGGTGAAGAGGCAGTGTTAGAAAAAGACGAGCAGATGGAATCGTTTCGGCGAACCACTGGCTCTAAACAAATTTCAATCAGGCATGGAGAATAATTATGAGTACTAGTTTTGAAGTTCACGCGGGAAATGGCCGGCTGTACAAGTTGACACCCGAAAAGAAGCAAAAAGAGTTAGAGCGATTGAGAGTTCTTCGCGAAGACAAAGGTCAAGCGTGGGCGACTGATGATAAGTGCCATGACTACGACGGCTTTATGCAAATCGGACAATCTTATATCAACTGGTTGCAGGAAGGCTTAAACCAAGCTGGAACTGAAACTATGCGGATGAACTGGAAAGGTAAGGCGGTTAAAACTGACAGCGGTTATGTTTTGCAGATTAAAGACTCTTGGATTGGTAACGGCATGGTAGATCTTAAGCAGTTTACTGAAGCTGGAGGCAATGTTAGCGCTCCACAATCAGCCCCTGCCCCGCAAAAGACTGCGGCACCGGTCGAAGACTTTCTCGATGATGACCTTCCGTTCTAGGAGTAAAAAATGGCTTTGCGACTTACAAGAAGCGTTGACTCTATCCTGTACGGGGGTGAGCACCTTAACCCAGATAACCTTGAGGGGTCTTTTGACCACCGCTTATGGGTGAGGAGAGTGCGCGACCATCGTGGAAAGCAAGACGCTTTAGTTAACGTGACCTCTAAAGACGGTGTTAGTGAGCATGTATTGCTGACCGGTGATGAAGGTATCTGGCTTGGTCACGACATTAACGTCTCGATGGTGGGTGTTCAGAACTTTTTTATGAAAGCAAAACAATACTGCGAGGCTTGTGGGCGCGGTGATGTAGTAAATGAAAAGATGGTTCCCCAAGCGCAACTTGCGGTAAATGCTCCGCGTAAATACGAGATTATTCGCCACGATGCGAGGAAAAAGAAATGAGTGAACAAGACAAGCCACAACTGATCAACATCGATAACTTAACTTACAACATCGCGGACTTGTCCGACACTTGTAAGGAGATGCTGGGTGACACCCAGACTGCTAATCAAGGTATTCAACTGTTAGCGTCACTGCTTAATAACGCTAAAGCTGGATCAGATGCCAAGTTTAAAGAAGCGTGTAAGCTTTTGCCTGATCCCGTTGAGTCCGAAGAGCTGACTGGCGAACTAGCTGATAAAGCTCACTAAGATCCCCGAAGCCTAAGGCATCTCCTCCTCGATGTCTTTTTTTGCAAGCTTGGTTCACTTGCGGCTACAACGAACCACCTAAAAATCACACGGAGAAGATAATGAGCATTAAAATTGATAAAGGAATTCCCTTGACCCCTGTCGTTAATCAAAGCGGGAAATACTCATGGGTCGATAAGATAGAACATGGAGACTCGGTTGTTTTTGCGACACAATCGGAGGCCATTGCGGCTGTTAGTACAATCACACAGCGTAACAAAGCACACTCTCGTATGTTTGAAGATAATATTAGATGTGCGCGACGAACCCTGCCAACAGGCGAAAACCGTGTGTGGTTTTTTATAGAGGAGCGTACTTTTTGACTTCTTATAACGCCTCACGCGAATCCGTATCTGAACTACTTAAGGCTGAAAAAGGCCATAATATACCGTGGTCAAAAACCCTTCAAACCATTGATGGTGAGCGTATCTGTGTGGTTAATTTGGATATAGATCTCAGCCCAGATTACCCCGTTCTCTGCCTTGTTGATTACGGCTCTGAAGTTGGGTTCGATATTTATACAGAGGACGGCGAGTACGATATTGGAGTGCCCAGTGGTAACTCTTTAATGCCGATACCAAAATAGCATAATTGCCTTTTAGCGTTTTCGTTTCTATACTGACGAGGCTTCTGGGCAGAAAGTCAAACAAGGAGATTGATTATGACTTTTCAAGAAGTAGCAAGATTGTACCTAAGAACGCCCACTAAAAAACTTAAGCGGGGAAAAAGTGCCACTGCACAACACTGCTTAAATTGGATGGGGCATAAGCTACCTTCAGGATTGAGAGATCCAGTCACAAGAAAGGTATACCGGTACAGCAAGTTTCACCATGATAAGAACCCACACTTGAAAATAGTGATGGATAAGACCTCAGGTAGGTTCCATAACAAAGACATAGGGACGCTCATCTCCAACGATGTGACTGAGATGGAAGATTCTTTAATTTTCGAGAAAGGAATGTCTCCATCCGGTGTTAATAACTATGTCAAATACCTTAGGGCGTTATGCAACTACGCTAAGAGTAAACGTAGCGTCAAGTTTCTAGACTTCCCAGAGTTTGAGGTAGTGGAGCCAGATGGTCGCGAGGAGTCGCTTACACCGAAGCAAGCAAGGGATTTGATACAGCACCTTGATCCCCTTCGTGCTGATATGGTTGAGATGTCTTTAGCCACGGGTCAGAGGAATGGCAATATTACATTGATGCGCTGGGACTGGATTCACCCTAAGCATACCAATGTTTTGGTTCCTGCGCTCTCGACCAAGAATGGTGAGCGGTTGATGTTAGTGTTAAACAAGGATGCCAAAAGGATTCTTGCGAAGCGTTTGGAGATTCAGTCGAGAGTTAGAGATGAACACCCTTCTTTCTCAACGGAGTATGTTTTTGCTCAGATTGATCCTAAAGGCAAATCTTTTGGTAAACCTTTCGCCAGAACATCGGTGACCAATAAGACTTGGAAACAGGCATGTGCAAAGGCAGGGTTGCCGAGCACTACGCGATTTCACACGTTACGACATACGTTTGCGAGTTGGCATTCAGGTGTTGGAACGACTGTTGAAGAGTTGATGTTAGCCGGTGGCTGGAAGTCAGCGGCGGCGGCTCGACGATACATTCATCGAGATGAGGCTGACACGGTAAGAATATCAGCGAGAACCGAAGGTATGTTGTACCAGTAGCTGATAGTTAAACCCTGAATCGTCAAATTGGCGTTTGAGGATATAGAAAAGAAACAAGACAATATGACAAACCCATAAGGGTTTAACTATTA